AGCAAATGAAGATCTATCCGACACAGATTGGTGACATCCAATTCGCAGTGTGGAACTTGACTTATTCTCCTGCACCGGATACGACATTGAGTAACCAATGGTTAACTTCGAGTGTGAATATGAACCCGCTTGGGAACTGGTATCAACTGAGCCATCCGACCAAGCAGGATTTCCTCGTTCAAGAGATGCCAGAACCTACGACATACCTCTTAATGGGAGTTGGTTTGCTCTTCTTCGGTTTCAAGAAACGATAAATAATCACATCGACGAATATAATAATGTTTATCTCGGTACGAGATTTGATTAGGTGCTGACAAATGAAGAAAAACGATCCGCTTAAGAAATATAACGTATACGCTGGTATGCTAATGAAACTCATAGCTTCCGTTAACACCGAGAAACAAGCTTGGAAAATTGTTGGTAATTTATCTCTTTTTGAAATCTTCGAAGTAAGAGATGAAATGGGTGAAATACGTGCCGAATTCATCCCATATTGATCGAATAGTTTAAATACGAAAAAGCCCCAACTTTTAACGGTGGGGCTTAATTGTTTTTGATCGATTCTTATTATGACTGGCCGAGCACTTCGTCAAATGATGTCGATGCTCTCACAGCAGTAAATGTCAATTGAATGAAATTGATGCTGTAATTCGGCTTAATCAGAATATTTGCTCTGAATTGATTTGCTTGACGAACCTGAGGAGTGTTATTTGTCTCATCGCAGATTACTCTGAAATCTTCAGCACCACGACGACCAACCACATCCCGAAGGAAAGGAGTCACAGTGTTTCTGAAATTTGCACGAGTAATAGCATCGTTGAAATCGAACAAATTATACTTCGCAGCGGTAGCAATCGACTTCTCCAGAACAATGAACAAACGACGGACATTAATTCTATCGAAGGCACTAGGCTTAGTCAACAGCGTCTTATCACCGAGCAGCACAGCACCATCGTTCGTGGTGAATGTCACAGGGTTAATACCATTGCGATAGAGTTCATCTCTCTGAGCTTTACGAGGATTCCAAGCAAGTCTCAAAGTGTTCTTGATCAGACCACGGTTGTAACCAGCAGGTGAGAACCAAGGATCTGTAGTTTCATCGGTACGAACACAGAGTCCAGCGATGTCACCATTCATAGGCAACCAACGATTAGTATCATTATACTTGTCATATTGATACTTCCAATTGGAATCCATAAATGCATAGCTTGAACTAGTGAGTGTCTTCCGGAAATTGACTACATCGACTACTTCTTGACCTGAATTAGCCACAACGTCTGCACGACGAGGAGAGAAGAATACCACACAATCTTTGCGGAATTCAGCGAGATTCTGTACAGCATCTAAAATCAAGGTCTGTCCAGCTTCACCCAGAATCACCAGTGAAACATCAACATCCTCGCCTGATTTAAAGAGGTCGTAGCCAAAAATTCTCTCGCCATCATCAACAACATCGTTAGCATCAACACCACCCGTCAGAGCATTAAGTGTTGGACCGCCAGTCGCAGTCTGAACTACACCAGTTGCATTTGAAGTAGCACCTCTCGGTCTATCATTTGCCACCCAATTACCAGCGGTAGGAGCGATGGTCAAAGTGGTCGTACCCGATACCCAAGTAACGACAGTACCAGTCTTCGGAGTGTATCCTGTGCCGCCAGCACTGATAGTAACAAGAGAAACAGAACCTGTGGTCAAAGTCGCAGTAGCGGTAGCACCAGAACCCGGACCAGTGATCACAACGTTAGGAGGAGTAGTATAACCTGTACCACCAGCAGTGACAGTAACAGATACCACTGCACCACCCGCACTGACCACGACATTACCAGCAGCACCAGAACCCGGCATTACCAGAGAAATAGTAGCTGATGTATAACCGCTACCACCATTGCTGACAGTGATTGCAGTGACTGCACCACCAGAGACAGTCGCAGTAGCGACAGCACCAGTGCCATCGCCAGTGATCACAACGTTAGGTGCAACCACATAGCCTGTGCCACCAGCACCAACAGCGATCGCTGTAATAGCACCAGTATTAATAGTTGCCGTTGCTGTGGCACCAGAACCGGGAGGAACAAAAGTTACTGATGCTGCGTAATTTACGGTCTCACCGACAGTAAAATTACCAGAAGAACCAGTAAGAACCAGTACACGACCTAATGTCGAATAATCTACTGAATTAACACCACCCCAGTTGCTGCCAACAGGATGATCCATCCAATAAACGTAAGCGGAATTCCGGAGAATAACTTCCGGATAATAAGTGGTGGAACCATCTGCACCACGAGCATCTTTTGATTTGGACAAGAACGGGAATCTTTCCAGAACCGAACCCTTAACACCCGTCCAAACACCCTCAGAATCGATCACAACAACGTGCATTTCGTCGTTAGATCCACCAGCAGCTTCAACGAGATCAGAAGTGCCGGGAATTGTGTCGAAATTGTCTTTGTAAAGCCAAGTATCGTAGGAGTGAGCATCTGCAACTGATACTGAGAGTGAATTACCCAAAATTCCCGGATATTTCGCTGCCCAAGCACCTACTGCAGCCTGACCCGCTCCATGATTGATGATGTAATAGTCTTCATTTTCGATCAAAAGACCTGTGCCATCAGCAGTAGCATTTTTGGCAGTGGCACCCACAACACGGACAACTTGGAGTGCATTACCATAAGCCAAAAAGTTGCTGGCAGAGAACCAATTGGTAGCAATAATGTTGTCAGGTTTACCAAAGGTATTAACCAGAGTCTCTTCTGAGTCGATCAATCGACGTTCTTTAACTGGTCCCCAAGCGAAAGCACAAGCAATCGCCCCCACCGTTGTACCTACATTTGGGACTGTCCCTGTAAAATCAACTTCAGTAAATGTTACTGCGGGACTAATACTAAAACTCATTATTTTCTCCTTGTGTCATTCTCTAAGTATTTATAATGAAGAAAGAGAATTTAATATTAAAATTATGGGATGATGGTTTAAGTATAAGAAAAATTAGTGATCAAACCAGAACTAAGAGGAAATATATCCGGAAATACCTTCGAGATTCAAATCGTCACAGAACAGTATCTGAATCGTTAAAATCTAATCCACCAAGGAAAACAGACCAAAAATTAATCAAACCCAATAATTTCGATGAAATGGTTACAAAACTTCATACTATTAAAGATTTGGTCGGATATTTTAAAGTTCATAAAAGAGTTATTAACAGGTGGTTAAATGGTCAGAAACTAATAAAACCGAAGAAAATATTGGATTATGATTTCCTAATAAAAGAATATATCACCAACCAGAAATCTTCCAGAGTAATTGCGAAAGAATTTAAACTCTATAATAAACTGATCGTCAATTCTTTAAAAACTTATGGACTCTTGAGAACCGAAGAAGAGAATAATTTTAAGAAATCTGTTCAATGGTCAAGTAATTTCCACAAACATTGCTATAAAATCAAAGAGTATGTTACTTCCACTGGGAAGATATTCAAATATCAAGGTTTCGAAGATTGTTGGCTAGAAGTACTCCTTTCTCACACCAATGAAGAAAATATTTTAACCAATCGACAAGTCCCAACAATCGATTATAATTTAGAAGGTAAAATCAGAAAATATCATCCAGACATTTTAGACAAATCAACCAATACACTTTGGGAGATCAAATCTTCGTTAACTCTTGGATTTGCCGAAAATCTTCTATTGAAGTCTAAGGCGGTTTTAAATGCTGGATATAATTTCGGATTAGTAGTGTATGATAACAAGAAGAATTTATTGCATATAGAGGTTTCTCAATGTTAAAATTGAAATATGGTAGCTCAATTACAATCCACTGACACCCTCAAGTACATTCTGGCCGGGAATTCCATTTTCACATTAAAGAGTCTGAAAACCAGCAAACATCTCACTTATAAAGTGAAGAAAGCTGATGACAAGGATCTGTGGTTCGTCTCTGCACTTGTAGGACCCAATAACGAAGCAGATTATGTATATTTGGGGGTGATTGAGAATTCCCGATTCCGTCTAACAGCCAAATCGAAGGCCAAACCAGATAGCGATTCTGTCAAAGCCATTATTTGGACCATCGGACGGATTGCTAAGGGTGATAATACACCTAATATGGAAATCTGGCACGAAGGTCGTTGTGGGAAATGTGGTCGGCTTCTGACCACTCCCGAATCTATCGAAATCGGAATTGGGCCTGAGTGCCTCAAGAAAGTGGGTATGTAGTGGAAAAAGAATTGATTGATGCTCTCGTGGCGTGGCAAAACTTCGCTGAACAGGTTGGGAACCATTGTATGAGCGAGAAATCACAGAATTTATACCATGAAGCGGTCAAAAAGATGTATGACGTATTGGGAAAGGTGGATATTGATGAGTGTCAATCTGAGGAAAATGAAGGAACGATTCTTTAAAGAGAATGTAGTAAATAAATTCGTCCCAACGACTATGGAGTGGTATCCTACTCTCATTAGAGATGGCAAACCAGTTGTACGAGTCCGAATATGTTATCTCACCCCCTTTCCTGAGACCGAACATTTGGAGAGATGGCGTGTTTGTGCTTGGGGAGGGGATGATTATGGTGTCGAAAGAGATTTCTTCGATTTTCAAGAAGCGCTAGAATGTTATCTCAACATCCATCGTTTCGATTCAATTCCCGATTTCTGGAATCGATCCTAATGGATAAATTTCTTGTCAAATAATCAAGAGAATGTTATAATTATAATATGAGCATCAGCCGCATTTTTTCCATCTTCGATGAAGCAAACGTTGCCAGTGGCAATAACAACAAGACCGAGATCATTTCTAATCTCGTCCAAGAAATGAAGGATTTTCCCGTTCTTGAGGAAATGGTACGTTTCACTTACGATCCATTTATCAATTTTTATACCACTCCTTCAGCGGAACCTCCATTTGAGGGTAGTCTCAGCGACGAAGATTTGGAAATTATTTGGGATGAAACAAGGTCTATTCTCAAGGCGATGTCTACCAGAACACTAGCCGGGAATGATGCTAAAATCAGAATGCAAAGCATTCTCAAGAGATTACCAGAGACCTCACAGAAATATTTCTATGGCATTTTCAATCGGGATTTACCGATCGCCTCAGTAGGACGGACAATTTGGTCCCAATTCTACAAAGGTCTCAAGGCAGATGCCAAACCACAACTTTGCGAGAAATATACTGGGGATATGTCACTCAAATTCCCAGTTTATGTTGAACCCAAATTCGATGGATATAGATGCGTGATTGTCGTGAATGCAGAAGGGGCTTGCACCGGACTCAGCCGTAATTTGAAACCATTTTTCAATTGGGAGGTCATTTCTGATGCCATCACCAAGGCGGGAATCAGAAACATGGTTGTGGATGGTGAATTCCTTTCGTCAGTAGGTGATACTCCTGAAGATAAATTCCATATCACAGGATCAATCGTCACCACCCAGAAGAGGAGGCATGAACATAGTGACACTCTTCAATTTCACGTTTTCGATGCTATGCCTATCGATGAATGGATTTCTGGTAAAGGTGTACTAACGATCGAAGCGAGGCATGAGTTAGTCAAAGCTGTGGTCGGTGAAGTCGGGAATCCATTGTTTGTAGTCCATCGTGAGATTGTCCATGACATGAATGGATTGATGGATTGGTATGATCGATTCGTCGATTCTGGATATGAAGGTATCATCATCAAGACTGTCGGAAGCGTTTATCAATTCAAGAAGAACAAAGTCTGGCTCAAGATGAAACCAGAAATCGAAGGTGATTTTGAAATCATTGGTGTCGAAAATGGAGATGCTGATGGTTGGGCTTGCGATACCCTTGGCAGAATCATTGTCAGAGGAGTAGTAGATGGTAAGAAAATTATTACCAACTGTGGGAGTGGATTTAAACAAGCACAACGTGATGAATTGTGGGCATTACACAAAGGGGCTGGATTAATCGGGAAAATTGTAGAGATGAATTTTCAGGGAGTAGATGCCGAAGTAGGTAATACTTCACAAGAGGTCTTTGCACTTCGTTTCCCAGTCTTCAAGCGCATGAGACCCGACAAGACTACCATCGAGAACTAAATAGGAGACTTTATATGAATTGTTGTTCTCAATGTGGTTACTCGGAACATTCTACTCATGGTTCGACTTTCTGTCCTACATGTGGAAAGAAGCTTGTAAGAGCCTCTGATTCACGAGATGTCTGTTCCCAAGAAAGGCAGACAGCTTTCCAAGAGTTACAAGCTGCTAAAGACCGTTTCAAAGCAACAAAATAATTGTTCTAATTCCGGTCTCAATTGAGGGATTGAATAAATATTGCAGTAACCAATTATGTTTATTCAATTCCTCCATGAATCAGCCGAACAGCACGAGAAATTCAAAGACCATACTAAGAATCCTTTCTATAAAGTGATTGCTAAGTATGGTCTTAAGCATGTCAAGAC